CGAGCTCGGAGCCAGAACATCATCGCCACCTATAAGCGATACTCCAATAACAAACTCACCATAGCCACCGAGAACATCGTCAGAACCGAGCGTGCTAATTCCAAGAATAAAGCTGTTGCCATCCTCGTCTGGAAGTAGAAACTCGACAAAGAGATTGTCTTGGAGGCTAAAGTTTGAAATCATCGTGCGCCGATAGCCCTAAGTGCTGCTCCGGTAATCGAGGGGGCTCCAGTGCTCTTGGTTCCCTTGTTTACTGCGTTGGCAATTTCTTTAGCTGTGACGTTGCCCTTGTTGATGTTGATTGTGACTGCCTGAGCCGGAGTGCTTACTCTACCAGGAGGAACTGGAGCTGGTGCCGGTGCGAATGAGTTTCTACCTGTGATTAGTTGTTGAGCTCCTCCAAGTAAGGAATCTAGGTAGTTCTCCATTGGCTTAGTGTTTCCAAAAGCAGCTGCAATAGGAGCTCCAAGTCCTGCAAGGAGGTTAGCAACAGTTTCGATTGTGCCGGCCAGTATGATCCAGAAGTTCTGGAATCCCTTAGCTTGGTCAGTTTCTGTAGATCCAAACAAGGTTCCAATAGTTAAACCTAGATTGCCCAATGCTCCCTGCATCCTGACAATAGCTGCATCTACTTCTTTATTCTTGAGAGCTCCCACAAGGCCATCGAGGAATTTTTGGATGTCTGGCTGAACATCGACGAACCAGTCAGCTAGGTATCCCAAAGCTGGCAGAAGTGCGTTTCCAACAGATTCGGATACTTCTCCAATTGCAGTCTGAAATCTCTTGTATGGATCCAGTTGAGCTGCTTGCTCAGCGCTTCCAGCGAATAGCCTTTCAAGCTCAGCTAAAGGATCGTTGGCCCCTTTGATGGCTGGGACAAGTCTTTCAAGCGCTCCAGTTGTTCCATCCGGGCCAACGGCTCTAGATAAAGCCTTTACAACTGTGTCAACGCTCTTACCTGTACCTGCTGAGATGTCTAATGCTATGTTCATTAGTTTTGTAGACTTCTCGACATCGCCAGTTGCTCGAGCTAAGTTAGCGAATGCAGGTCTAAGTTCATCATCAGCTATAGCGGCCTGACTAGACATCTTAGAAATAGCTTTTTCAACCGAACTAATTTGAGCGTTGTTTGCTCCAGTAGTGTTTTTTAGCGCTGTAGCTAATAAGCCTTGGCTTTTAGCATCCTCTACCGCTGCTTTAGCTGCATCTTTTAGTTCTCTGGTAATAAAGGCGAACGAGAGTCCAACACCGATGCTGGCGAATGCCTTACCAATTCCACTACTGATCTTGCTAGTAGCACTCTGTAATCCAGTAAGTTGCTTTTGAGCTCCTTGGGTAGCAGCCGTTAGCTTCTTAAACTCACCAAGAATCTCGACGTTTAGCACTAAGCTCATCAGTCAATACCATCTTCCAAAACTTTTAGGAAGGCCGCGAACTCTGCCATTGTCAAAGCTTTATACTCTGACGGACTCATGTTGAACGCCTGACAAAAGCCAGCCATTCTTCGAGCTGCTTGCTTCCTTATTCTTTTTTTGCTTCATCACCCTGAACCATAGCTAAAGCTTGGCTTAGTGTGAACTTGCTCGCTTCCTCGATTGTGAACTTAGGGTTTTCCCTTTTCATCACAACCCAGATAAAGCTCTTTAGTGCTTTGCCTTTAGGCTTGCCGTTGCCAAAGGCCTGATCAATGCTTTCGCCTGTCAGGTTCTCGATTAGTTCTACTTCCTCGAGGGTTAGACTTTCAAAATCAAATGCGTTCATTCTGTGGGTATTCCTTTCGTGGCTTTACTTGCTATTAGCTTATCCAAACTTCTGTAGTAGTTCTGGTAAACCTCATCGCGCGTAATGCCTAAGGCCTTTACAAAGAAAGGCTGTGGCTTGATGTTGCGCTTGAACCATCCCCAATGAATAGGGTTGGCATAAGGTACAGATTTGTTATTACCAGCGGACACCGATACCCGGTTCAAAGCTTTAGAAACCCTAATGCTATTGCGTAGGGCTCCCGATCTAACCGGGGCTAGAGCTCGGGCCTGACCTGCAACTAACTCACCGGCCTCAGAGCCGGCTGCCTTTATCTCAGCAGCCGGAACTCCGATAGCCTGTAGAGCCTTTATAGCCTGTTTGAGCCCAGCCACTTTGATGCCAGCTGGATCAGCCATAACTAAGCTGTAGCGTCTACTGTGACACCGTAGTAGATGTCTGAAGCTGGGGTGTGAGGTGTGTTCTTGACAGTTAGAGTCACGCTGAATACGGCGGTCTCGTTGCTTACCAAAGCTAGTGGAGGAAGCTGGTCGAATGTGACCACTCCGGTGTAGTGAGGTTCGCTTGAGGATGCAGTTGCGTTTCCGTTAGGTGCGATGGTGAAGTTGGCAGTTGATCCGAAGTTGTCCCAAAGAACGCGGTAAAGGCTTGTAGCATCTCCAGATACGATTCCGTCTAGCTGTAGTGTCCATTGTCCACCGACGCGAACTTCACAGAAGGTCTGGACATCGCCAGGAGCGTCATCGAGGGTTAGCTGGACAAGGTTAGCGTCGCAAGCGTACTCGGTTGCGCCAAACTTGAAGAGAATGTTTTGAGCTTTGATTCTTGTTGAAGCAGCCATGAGCTACCTTTCTAAATTGTTAAGTTGAGCTGGCAATAAATGTTTGCTGAAAGGTATTCAGCGTTATTGGTCTGTAAGTTGTAAGGCTGGTTGACCGACGTAATGCGAACATAAGTCAAAGGCTCGATGGCGTTCAAAGTATCTTCGATTAGCTGATCTAGGTTCTCAGTAGCTTTCTTGTTAGTTGCAGTTGAGGCAACCAAAACTAACTCGATGCCTAAGCTCCATTCCCCAAACTCTGCTGTCTGAAGATAGGGCTGGGCTGCGTTCACTATAACGATTGGAGGGGTAATTCGTTCTGGTACATACTCCAAAACGTTTAGCCCGGCGTCAACTAATTCAAGCTTGAACTCGACCTTAGCTGCGTTGATCTCACTCATACCGCGTAGCCAACAAATCTCTGAAGCAACGGATAAACCGCGTTCATAGGGTCTTTGGCAACTCTAATGGGGGCACCATCAAAGCTTGCGAATTGAGCAACTCCATTAGGGGCAGAACGACGGTGAAACAACTCCGAAGAGCAGATAAGAATTGATTGAACGTGAACATCGTGAGGTACAGACTCGACCTCGCCAATGTAGGCGTTAACTAATTGCTTACCGGCCTCTAGGCATTCTTCAACAAAGTCAGAATCTTCATCAGTTCCAACATATGCCTTGAAGTCCTCGAGACTTGGTTCACCGCCGTGTGCCATGTGTTTATCCTATTAAGCTACGGTGTCTAGCGAGACGATAGCGCCCTGACGCTGAGCTGCAACAGCCATGTAGCCGTATACAGATACAGAGTCCTCTAGGGTTGTGATGTCACCAGAGGTTAGTCGAACTGGAGAACCAGCAGACTCCCATGAGGTAAGAGCAGCTGAGTTAGCTAGTAGAGCGTTTGTTGCAGCTAGCTGTGGGTCAACGATGATTGGTAGACCGAACAATGAGGCGGTTAGACCTGGGATGTTGGCGCTTCCAATTGTGTTTACACCGTCAGCGTTAGCAGATAGGTTCAATCTGCCGTCGGTAGCTGCGATAGAAACTAGGTTGATGTAAGCAGTCACACCGGCAACGATGAACTGTGGGCGTAGACCGGTTGCGTTGAAGATGTAGGCAGATCCTTCTGCAATACCCTTTGCAACAGTCGAAGCGTTGGTGTGAGCCTGGAATACCTTACCGGTGTAGTCAAGACCTTCAATTAGGTCAATAACAACCTTGTTGGTTGCATTCGCGTAAGCAATTGTTAGACCCTGGAATACCTGGTCCAAAGTGTTGATTGTTGCGCGCTCGACGTACTGGCGTGAGAACTGGGTGTATCCACCGTAAGTCTTAACATCGGCAGACATAACCTCGAAGCTCATGTTTCCAAAAGCTAGGGCTTCGTTCTCTGGATCCTGTAGATCGACGTCTAGAGTGTTGCTGTCAATCTGGATGTACTCAACAGCTAGTCCGCTTGCTGGAAGTGCTCCGCGGTTGAACGCTGAGAGTGTTGGGCGGTTGTTGTTGATTAGTGTGTCAAGGTATCCAACAAATGGAGGCAAGATTGCTGCATCTGCTGAAGTTGAAGCTGCGCGGGCTAGTGCCTTTGCGTCCTCGTCTCCAGATAGGAGACCCTTTGCGTACTCGCCCTGTGAGCGGAACTTGTGTGTTGCTGGTGTTGCCATCTCGACTGCTTTGCCTGATTCAATGACTCGGCGCAGTTCTGCAACCTCATCCTGAACGGAGCGAACGTCAAGTTCAATGTTTTCTGACATTGTTTCACTTTCTGTTTCGATAGGAGTCTCATCAGTTGGCTCGACCATCTCTGGCTCTGCTTCGCTGCGGACTTCGGTTATTTTTGCGCCTTCAAAGGCAGGGAACGGAACTACTGAAACCTCTTTGAGATCTACTAGTTCCCTAACAATCGTTTGGCCTTCTTTCCGATCTACAACCGGGAAGAATCCAACCGAAAAGCGATTCAGAACATCGTCCTGAAGTAATGTGTAAACTTCGTTGCCTCGAGGGGTGTCTGAGATTCGAGCAACAATCTCGTAGCCTTCTGGAGTTTCGCGACCCTCGATGACTTTACCAATTGGCTCTTCGTGGCCATAGAAAAGCTTTACATCTTCGACGCCATCAATTGCGCCTGGCTCAAAACGCTCTGTCATGTTGCCCATAAGTTCAATCTCTTGTCCATAAGGCACAGCTAGACCGACAATGGT